ACCATGCCGTTGACAGCTGCAAGACTAGCTCTTAGTCCACGAGTGTCACCAGTAAATGGTGCTTTTACAGCATAGCCTAACGCAGTTGCAAGAGGTCTTAGTAATGTTGCAGTTGATGTACCCATAATAGCTCGAATTGGAGTTTTAGGGCCAGATAGAATACTATTAGTCATCACACCTTCTAGCTCTCTAATAATAGCACCAGTGCGGTCTACACCATTAGGTTTTAACTTACCACCTTTTAACAATGTACGCATAAGATTATCAAAGTCATCAAGTGAGTTGACATCATCCATCATAGAAAACGCTTCAAACAATGCGTTCAATAAGTTATCATCTGCATCATCTTTTGCAAGATTTAGTACAGACGTTATAGCTTCTTTTGCATCTTCTACTTCTTGTTTTACTACAGCATCTAGTGCGTCTTTTCTAGCTTTACCAGCACCCAAAGCTCTAAACGAGTCAGACTTGATAAATCTAGCTTTCTTTGTTTGGTACAATGCAGTTAGCATAGTATCTACAATCTGTTTAGCTGGGCCATCTATATCATTTAGATCAACTAAGTCAGCTATTTCTCTACCAGCAATACCAGTATCACGTAGCTGTTTCATTAGTGTACCTAGTACAAGGTCAGCAACAACTACGTTTTTAGATGTCCAGTTTTCAAAACCATCAATAACATCGTTAGTCTCGAACAACTCTTTTAGATATTCTTCTGGTGACATATCGACAGGATTTCTACCCTGTGTAATACGTTGATGTGCTTCGATAGCTTCTCTATAGGTATTAACTAAAGCCTTTCTACTACCTTTTGCTTTTTCTAGTTCTTTTGCAAACTTCTCACTACTAAATAAACCACGTAAAACACGCTCAACTGTTTCATCATCTGTAGCACCTTCTCGTGCTATACGCTCACGTTCTACTGGTGTTGTTACACTACCTGTAGATCCTTCTTCTGAGCCCCAGTCTTTACGAGTCTTGGATAGCTGTTCTCTAGCTACCTGTGGTTCTACTTCTGATACGTGTGCAGATTGATGTGGTTCTGCTAGTGGTAAGTTTTTATCTGCTCTAAACTCAGCATCGCCCTGTCTTAATTGTGCAATACCAGCCTGTATGTGCTGATTCTTAAGACTTTTATTTCGGTTTATAATCTGATCTACAGACTCTTTGCTGCCCTTCTTCAAGGCATATGCAAGTCCATCAAATATAAGACCTATGCCCATACCTTCTACGATGTTTTTAACTTTCATCATAACAGGATGGTCTGTGTCTTTTGTAGACAAAGGTGTATCTACCCAACCATATCGGTCACGTAATGCACCTAATGCGTTTTGTTCATCTGATTCTTTTGATATAAGGTCAGATACAGCTCCAATAGCTGCACCTCTAACAAGGCTGCTACTAGCAAATGCTGCTAGTCCAGCTGGTACTGTTATAAGTCCAGTAGCGGCTGCACCTTTTGCTGCTAGTATTGTACCAGCCGCAAGAGATCCAAAGTGTACAAGTCCACGTAACTGTTTACCCCACCATGTATGTGTTTCGATGGGGTTATCGTATGCACCAAATGGTGTCCAGTCTGGTCTATACTCACCTGTTTCTTCTCGTTGTTGTTGCATTTCGCCAGATAACGCATCTACTGTACGCTCTGGAAATGTAGCAAGTGACGAGGCTGTATCTTGTAGTCCACCAGATAAAATGGACTGACCTTCTTTGAGGAGAGCCTTAGCTCCCCATGTTTCAGCGTTTCGAGGGTCGAATTTTACATCGGCAGCTTGCTGCTCGACTTGCTGTGAAGCTTCTTGATCGACTCGCTCTTCTTCTCTACGCTGGATAAAGGCTTCTGTAGCTTCTTGAGCAGTTTCTTGCATCGCTTCCAGATCGTCTTTATCAAAATTTAGTGTATACTCTTCAGCCATTAACGTCTACCACGTCTAGTTTGTTTTTTAGGTTCGACAACTTTTCTAGCCTTCTTAGGTGAAAAGACTATATCAATAAGATCTTGAGACATTGTAGCCCAGTTGCCAAATAAATCTGCCTCTTTTAGTGCAGGGAAGAACTCTTCTACCGCTTCTTTTTCTCTTGCAGTCAAATCATTTAGTCGCCAAAATGTTTTACCATCTATAGCAACACCACGAATAGCGTTCTTCTGTTCTAGTTGTTTTTCGTACAATATTGCTAACATTTGAGTTTGTGTATCTTCATCAAATTTAGCATTTCTATCTATCTTACCTGATGCCATAATTAGTTTGATTTCACCAGAAGTAAATCCATATCGTCCCCAGCCAGTAGCACCTCGTTTAGCTAACATTTCAACACTAGCCATGTCAAGATTGTCACCACCAGTTCTCGGATTTTTTGCACCACCGTTTCTACCAAATTCATAGTATCCATCTTCCCGATAGTTACCATCCTTATCTCTTATTCTAGATGCGTCAATAACTACAGCAGCTGACTTACCATCTCTTTTATAAAACAGTCTGATACCTTTATGTGCTGTAGGGTTACGCTGCAAGTCTGCAAGCTGGAACTCGTTAAGCTCAGGATAAGGATTATCTTTTACAATTCTCATTGTCTTAGGATCATAACCACCAGTTGCAGTCAATCTTTGCCTCATCAATAATCTAGGATCCGCTCCTATTTTCTTTGCTAAGTCTTTCCAAAACTGTGGTATATCAGCTCTTTTTCTAAGATACCAAAGTCTAGCTTCATTTAGTTGAGGTAGTTCGTGTAAAGATAAGTAACCTTCGGCATCTAATAAAGACGGATCTGATAAAACTTTTGTAGCTATCTGTGCCATATCAACTTGTGTTGTTAAATATGGTTGCTCTTCTTCTCTATAGTCTCTAGCTATTAGTTTTTTTAATATCTTTTTATAAGCTTTGTCAAGTAAAACTGCGTCACTTTCATTAGGCTGATCTTTTCTTTCTAGCTTATAAGTTTCTATAAACTCACCATAAGCTTTATCTACTTCAAAACCTTCAAGTGTATTTAATTTATAACCACTTTCTGTACCTTTTGCTGATAGAGCTAATTCTGCTGAAAAATCCTTTTCAAAGTCATCTCTAAAGCCACCATATGGATCGCGTTTACCTATACGACTAGAATAACTAGAATTACTAAATCTAGTACCTGTTTGACTCTTTGAGTAACCACCTTTTATATATTCTGGAAACTCTGTAAATCTTAATGTTGGATCGTTAGCCCAGTCTGTTTCTAACTCAGCATACTCTTCTGGTGGTATATCATCAAAGCTACCATATTCTTGTAGTAATGGTAATACTTTAGTTTCATAAAATCTATCGCTAGCTTTTTTAACCTTTATATCAGGGTCTTGTTGTACAGAATCTATAGCTCTATCAATATCTGAGATTGCTGTATCAATAAACTGATCGTTATTACCAATCTGTAACTCGTTAAAAGCTACCTGTTTACCTTGTTGTTGCTTACTTGTAAATCTAAGAACATCTTTAAAGTTTTGCCCATCAGTAGGTAACAAGTCACCATTTCTAATTTGTGTAGCTACGCTTGTACTTAAGAACTGTAAAGCTCGTTTACGATCTAGATTTTTACGTAACATAATACGCTCAACTAGACCACCCGTACCATCAATATTAGGTTGAAACTCAGCCTGATTTGGGCCAGCTGGTATATAACTTTGTATAGTATCTTTGATATCGAATTGTAGCTTTTTACTAGCTCTATCGCTGGCAAGTCTATCTCTTCTACCTTCCCATGCTTGTAGTGTGTTTTCTTTACGAGCAACCATTTGTGGGTATAGCTCGTTACGAAACATCTTTCTAAACTGTGGGCTATCTGTATCTATGCCAGCTTTTTGTGCTGCTACAAATAGAGATAGAACTGCTATCTCTTCAGACCCTCCGTATAGATCTTTAGCTTCTGCTAGAGTTTCAATCTCATCCCAACCATTTTTATATAGCATTTCTTTGATGCCACCATAGAAACCACCATCGTCAACTACAGCCTGTTTAAACTGTCTGACATTCATTTCTACACCATCTGGTTGGTCAAGAACACTTAAAAAGTCTTTTTGTGAAGGAGATATTTTATCATTTGCAACTTCACTATAAAACTGAGCATCTTCAAACTTATACTGATCTTCATTTAACATTTCTAAAGATCTATCAGCCATCGTCATACGAAGATTAGCTTGTGCAATATTATCACGTACTGATTTAGTTTGTCGTCTAACTTCTCTAAACTCAGCAACTTTACCTGTAAGTTCGGCTATTGCATTTAAGTTAGCATCACGACTCCTCTGTTGCAGTTCTGCAATCTGAACCATCTGGTCAAAGAAATCTTTTGTATCTAATATATTCTCATCAATTCTATCATTAACTGCCTGAGTTAGATCAGCTTCTGTTCTTTCGTAATTGTCGAGCTCAGGTAGCCTATCTCTAGGCGTACCTATAACTCTGGAAAATGAATCGGTCATACTACCTCCATATTAACATCTATTTGTCTGTAGTCAACAGTTAGATAATTCTGATCTATACCTACAGCCATAGGGTTTTTTTGTAGGACATCCTGAGCCATAGCTCCACGGAATCTTACGTCACCACCTTTGTAGTTGAACTCGTATATCTTATAACCTTGTGGTGATACACCGACTTCTTTAATGTTTTCTTTTAGTTTTATATCTGAAGCTACTGGCCCAGCACCTGAAGGTAAAAGCATTGGTATACCTGTTCCCATAAAACCTTGAGGCATAGGTGGCACAGGTAGCTTAGGAGCAAACGCACCCGGAAAAGCAGTTGTAAAGCTTGAAGCCATACTTAGACCTGTACTTAGTAGTTGTAAAGCACCACCTAGTCTGTTAGTTGGAGGCATCATAACAGGAGCACCATAGCTTGCTGGTAGTCCTAGTTGTTCTCTTGCAGCAGCATTAGCAGCTAGATACTTACGTCTTGCACCTTCTTGTGCATACGCCATGTTTCTACCATACATGTTATCTACAACTGCATCAACTTCAGCTCTTTTTGTTAGTAATGCTTGGTATTTTTTCAGACCAAATCGTGAAGAACGTCCACCTTCATTTACACTTTTGTTTGCAAAGTATCTACGGGCAACGTCCTGTACGGCTAATCTACCTTGACCAGCTGTATAGATTGCCTTTACTTGGGCATCAGCTAGATCACGACTGTAACCGATTATGTTTCTGTTTTGTGCTCTGTCTAGCTGTGTTTCTTTGTTAAAAAACTTTAGCTTTTCTTGAGCATAAATAGCGTCTTTCTGACGAGCTCTTTCTCTAGCAGCGGCTCTAGCCCCTGCGTTAGCATCCATGCACACGGCAAAATTCAATAAATGTTACATTGTTTGGCCCATGTTTTAACTTACGTAAAAACTTAAAGCCTAGAAACTTAAGTAATTTTAAATGTACCTTGTTTCTGCTATCAACTATATTCCAGAGGAGGGGCTCAGTACGGCTATCGACATACCGCTTGGCCTCTCTTGCAAATGTAATTGGGTATCGGTGTATATCAGGGGTGCAAAGCATCCATATATCACCTTCTTCTCCTACTCCAGCCATGCCAGCAGTCTTGCCGTCAGGCACTGTAAAATACACGTAGGAGGGGTTGTGAGTCATCAAAGAAGGTAATAGGGCTATTGGTACTCCATGGCCTTCTTCGACCTCTCTGCGGTCATCTGGACGTAAATTAGAGGCAACCTCGGCGGCAGCCTCCAATGTAAGTGGGTGTATATAATTAGACACGTTTATAATATTTGGGTGAATAGTCACCTTCCCAAGATACAGAACGTAATGTAGCTGGAGCTGGGTGTGATGATCTGAGGGTTACATCTACGTTTGTGTTTCTTTCGTAGACTGGGACAGTTTTGATAAACTCTTCGAGATATGGTGCATCAGATGCGTCGTACTCGTCAAGTTCTGTTGATTCATATACTTCTGTGTAGTCGTTTTTACCGACTCGTTCAAGTGTTGTTTCATAAAGTCCTATTTTACCAAAGTGAAATTTAATTCTATGTAAGACTAAAGATGAGTTTACATCAGCTCTAGAACTTCTACCATCTGTTTTTGTAGGATAGAATGTTGGAAACTTCACTTCATATGGGTATATGTAACCTATAGTAAGTGTTGCACCAGACCAGTTACCGGGTAAAGTAAAGCTAGTGCCACTGACTGTAGGCTTTGCGTATCTACCAACTCGTGCTGAGTTAGTGTTTGTGTCAATCACAACTAAATCGTGGTTAGGTGTGGTAACTGTATTCAACCAGCTGACACCAGAAAAGGTTGTCAGATTCGTAGTTGAGTTAAAGTTGCCGCCGCTAACAGTAGTATGATTATCCACATGTAATAAGAAGTCGACATTATCTTGTACTATGCTAGGGTCTGTTTCAGTCTGCACCAGTTTTACACTTTGTAAATAGTAATCACTATCTAAAAAGAAATACTCATCATTAATAATAAAATGATATATCAAAGGATTGTTTAGTTTCCATTTGAACCATGCAGCCTGCTGTCTTTGGTCAGCTACTTGAAAGTACTTATAACCAAAAACTTCATCTGAGCCTGTTTTACCTAACAATATCATAGAGTTTTCTCTAGAGTTTGTAAGTAAATCTATATCTTTTGGTAGTAATGTCGGTACAACTTTACTTACCTCTACAACAGACGGCTCACCTTCTCGTTGTATATTAGCCATTTCATTAAATCGGCTAAATTTACCAGAGTTATCAACATAAGCTATAGTAGTTCCTAGTGATATAGGAGCTATGTCTTCATTATAATTAAATGTTGATACACTACGTAACTTAGCTGTATCTGGGTTTAAAACTGTATCATCTGATGCAAGTAGAAATTGTTGGTTTGTGCTAAATACTACCAAACCTGTATTCATTTCTATACCATCAAATAACTCTGAAGGAAACATAGACGCAGCAGATATATCAATCGGGTCAGATGAAGATACAGTAAGAGCTGTTTCATTAAAAAAGTCTGGTAGTCCTAAAGTACCCGGTCGTGAAGTTATAACGTTTTCACCTGACAGCAGTGCTAATCTGTTACGAAAGAATAGCACCTTGTTGATACGTGAACCAACAAATGAAGGCATAGGATTAGTTACATCGTCACCAATTCTACGTACCTGATAATCAAAAGGTCTGACTGTAAATGTTGTTGCGGCTGTACGTTGTATAGCAAGTGGCATATTTGTTAACTCTTTAGCTATACTAGGCTTTGCACATTCGACCCAAGATCCAGCACCATCTTTATCATTTTGACCTTCAAATCGAAGATAGTAGTCATCTTCTTCTGCTCTCAAAGCATTATTAACTTTTACAATATAACCATGCTTACATTGGTTAGGTAAGTTTGATACATCATTTACAGACGACTGAAAACATCTCATCAAATCCTCTTCGACTATATTAATAGTAAAAGGGTTTGCACTGGATAAATAAATACCTGTTCCTATATGTTTACCTGTAATGCTAGAGGGTAAAGCGTCTATAATACCACCAATAATAGTATCAGCAGTAACAGCTGTATCAGAATCAAAAGGGGTAGGAGCTGGTCGTATAAGGCCGGAGTCGTTTCCATCAGCAGTAATTGTAGCATTGACTTGTGTCTCTTCGTGATCTTCCACACGTATAGTATAAGTAGCAGCAACTCCGTTAGCACTAGCATTAGTTCCAACTGATGCACCACCAGCTGCCGCAGTTAATACAGCAGTTGTTGTGTCATTAGTTTGCCAACCTTCACCACCATGTAGTAAAACAACCTCTCTATTGTAACTACATCTATAGTTTTCACCATCTGCTCCAGTGCTGCCAGAAGCTTGATAATTTGGACTAACACCTTGCTGACCTAGAGTATTAATTCTAAATGTTAAGTTTGTTTTACCGGTAGCATTTTTACTAAATACCTGTGTACCAATACCGGGGCAGTGACCTGTACCATCACCTTCGTCAAGATTATCACTATCTATTTTAATACGTGTGGCACGTTTAACTGTTGTGACAACTGTGCTATTGTTTAGATCTACACCATACTGTCTACCGTTTTCTGTACGTAACAGTTCTATGAAGCCGAAGTGAGCATCTGGTGTAGCATCTGTAGTTCCCGTTGTCCCAACGATAGTGTTAGCATTAGTAGTATCACGACTATTGACAAAAGTTGTATCATTAATTGTGAGAAACTGGAGGTTTTCTGGTACACTTGTTGCTAGATAATTTTGTACTGTAGTCTGATGATTAACACCATTATGTGTATAGCTAGTGGTCATCTGCTGACCGTCGTTACAACGCCAGACTCTGACTTGACCGTCAGCAGCTACTTGTCCTATATAAGATCCTTCTGTCTCATCACGAAAGTAATGAAACCACGAACCACCACTCTGTACGTTAGTCAGTGCATCAGTGCCTATACGTTTAGCACCCGGTCTTTTAAATAGACCTTTGGTTAGATCTGGTATTGCGTTTGTTATCTCTGTTACCTGACCGGGAAACTTTAGCTGGTCAGGCTGTTCTGACATTCCTAGTGAGTATTGAGGGATAGTTTGTGTGATGCTTGCCATTATCTCCTTAGATTTTTAAATGGTTGATAAGTTTGATAAGTAGAACCTTCTTCAAATCCAAACATACTATGGTCGCCCTGATTACATTCGTACTCCATAAGAGCAGCTCTTGCAATAGCTTCTTGTTGAGCAAGCAGTTTTACCAACTGAGGGTTTGCAACCAGCTTTGTAGCTGCTACTCTTGAAGCTCTGTATGTTATGTATCTTCTGAAAACAATAGGTAAATCTTCAAAGTTGTATAGCCTGACTACATCTAAGTCAAGATCTTCTGTAAAGACATCTGTATGTTCCATCTTATCGTAGATGAATCCACCACGACGAATAAGATCTTTTGTACGTCTGGTGTAGTTGTCATGTAAATCCATGGAAAGTATGTCATTACCAATAGCTATCTTGCCATTAGTATCTATTGCAAACTTTACATGCTTTTCTGTATTGTAGTGCCACCCCTCTGCCTGCGTGTCTACGTTGGCATCACGGAGTAGGTTATATATAAGTGACACCTCTGGGTTGTCAAAGTTAAGAGTTGTTAGAGGTGCTTGTCCGATAGCTCCCAGTATACTGTTCACTGCGGATAGTTCGGTATCGATGTCAATAGTTGTGGTTGCCATAAGAAAAAAGGGAGCCGAAGCCCCCGTATAAAAAT